ACCAGGTCGCCCTGTGGCATCGCGTGAGCAAGAACGGCAACCCGTTCAAGAGCGGCACGTTGAAGATGGACGACGGCAAGTACTCCGGCGGTCGCAACGGCGGTGGCCAGGGCGGCGGTAGCGGCGGCGCGAAGGTGGATTGGTAATGGCCAACCTCACCAACGTACACGGTCTTCCTGACGCGTTCGTCAACGCGATCAAGAACGATCCGTACACCGGTGGCGGCGACATCTCCGTGACCAAGCTGATCGATTCGCCTCGCCGGCGTGTCCTCGGCAAGAAGTTCAAGGACCTGGTGGTCGTGGACGTCTCGGAGATGACCTGGGCGCTCATGGGTCAGTGCATGCACACGGTCCTCGAGCGCGCACAGACCGACGCCCTGGTCGAGCAACGTCTCTTCGCGGACATGGAAGGCTGGCGCGTGAGCGGACAGTTCGATCGCTGTCACGTCGAGAACGGACTGATGCAGGACTGGAAGGTCTGCTCAGTATGGAAGGCCGGCGGCGATGAGTCCTGGGAGAAGCAGCTCAACTGCCTGCGTTGGCTCGCGCATAAGAACGGCATCCAAGTGGACCGGCTTCAAGTTGTCGCAATCTTCCGTGACTGGAAGAAGGCTGAAGCCATGCGCAATCCTGACTACCCGCAACAGAACGTCGCGGTTATCGACGTACCGGTGTGGACGCTTGAAGAGGCCGAGGCGTTTGTCCGGGCGCGTGTCCAACTTCATCAGTCTTCAGAAGCCGGAGCGGATACCGAATGCAACGAAGATGAGCGCTGGTACTCAGGGACGAGCTATGCGCTCATGAAGGACGGTGGCAAGCGAGCCAAGAAGGTCGCACCCACCAAGGAAGAGCTAGGTGAGGTTCCTGCTGGTCATTACATCGAGGAACGTCCCGGTGTGAATCGCCGGTGCGAAGGATATTGCGACGTGGCCCCGTTCTGCGAGCAGTACCAGCGCATCAAATCCACAACTACTACAACGGAGCCCGCATCAAATGATGTCGATTTTTGAAGCAGCCAAGTACCTCGGTATCTCGGTCTTCTCGCTTCGCAAACTCGCCCGTGAAAAGCGCCTGCCCGCCGGAAAGGTGGGTCGCCAATGGCGCTTCCGTCAGGATGACCTGGACTCGTTCTTGAAGAAGCAGTACGGAGAAGAGAAGCATGCCGCATGACACCATCAACGAAACCCTGGCCGAGCGTGGTTCACGCTACGGTTTGTTCAAAGACCACGCTGAGGTCTCCCAGTCCCTGAAGGGCATCATCCGCCACTTCATGGGTAAGAAATGGGACGAGATTCACGATGACCAACGTGAGGCGCTCGAGATGATCTGTCACAAGATCGCTCGGATTGTCAACGGCGATCCGGATTACTCCGACTCGTGGATCGACATCGCCGGTTACTCCAAGCTGGTGGCTGATCGTCTCGACGGGGTCGCGCAATGATTAACGCCGACCTCGCTGAGCAAGGCGCCAAGACGGGGATGCTGCTTGCATCATCGCGCGCCGATCGGTTCGTGGATGACTGGACTGACCAGGCCACGGTTTTCTTCAAGCTATACGCCCGACTGCACGGACACAAAGGTTTCATGACCGAAGACGTCCGTCTGTGGGCTACCAAACTTGGCTTTGAGTCTGCGCCCGATCAACGGGCGTGGGGACTCATCGCCAGGCGCCTCTCGAGTGAGGGGTACATCAAGGCTGATGGATTTGGAAAGCAGAGATCTGCAACCTGCCACGGCTCTCCTAAAACCATCTGGAAAACGCAACCGCTATGAACGACCAATTCTCCATCTCCCTGAACCTCGAGCAAATCAACGCCATGCTGCGCCAGCTTGACGCCGGCCCGCACAACGTTGTCCGTCCGCTGATCGACTCGGTCATTGGTCAAGTCCAGGCACAGCAGCAGGCTCGTCAGCAAGCGGCTGCGCCCATTCCCGAAGCAGGTGCCGACGAGTGACGAACTTCCAACGTACTGCTGACTGGCTCATGGCCTGCGGCAAGGCGCCCAACGCCGAGAACTTCTCGGTGCAGGTCGGGTGTCACCTCGAGGAATTCGTGGAGCTCCTGCACTGCCTGGAGTTCCGCGGGACCATGGTGCCGCCTGATGTGGCGTCTGCTGCTGTCGCCGTGTTCACCGAGCTCGCAGAGGACCTGAAGAGTGGCAAAGCCGAATGCCGTATCGCACCAGGTAAGGACGAGGAAGCCCTCGACGCGCTGTGCGATGCGGAGGTCACCGGCAACGGTGTCGCTTACATGGCGGGCTTTGACAAAGACGGGGCGGACCAAGCGGTACTGGCATCGAATGACGCCAAGCTGGTGGACGGCAAGCCCGTGCTCAAGCCTGGCGGGAAGATCGGCAAGCCACCGGGCTGGAAGGCCCCTGACCTGTCTGCGTTTGTATGAACCAAGAAGAGATCTGGGCTCGAGAGCTACGGCAGGCGCGAGAGCGGCTGGTAGCTCGAGTGCGAGAGGCTATGGCCATCTCTTCGCCAACCCGTCGGTACGCCCTGTACCAGGACTGGCGCAAAGAGATTGGGGACGTAGCAGCACGAGAGCAGGCCAAGTTCGTGGAGGCTGTGCGCTCGGGCCGGATCTCGCTGAAAAAGATAGAGGACATGCTGTGAACGACATCGCAAAAGTTGTCACGACCCTGGTCAGCGCAATGATTGTCTTTGCCTGCTGCTGGGTTCTCGTGGGATTTGCCGCTCGCATCGTGGCAACGCTGTTCTGCTGGGGGTATGGCTGCTGATGTCGTACGAACAAGACCAAGCAGATCGCATCCGCGATCGCCTGCGCAAAGCAATCAACACGGTGCCCAAGCGCGTGACCAATGGAAACGTGCAAGACACCCGTGCCTGGCTCGAGGTCCGAGCTGAAGCGGAGAAGATGCTGAACAAGAAAGCGGCATCGGTCCCTCAGTTGCTGGCCATGATTTCGAGAGTTGAAGAATGACTGAACATGAACGCGTCGTAGCCGACCGCTACGAATACACCGTGTACCAGTGGGGCGTGATTACTTTCGTGCCTCACTATCGCAACCCGACCGCCTATGTCGGTCCGGGCTATCCCGAGAAAGCGCCGAAGCTGTGGACGGAGCGCGAGCTCCTGGCAGTGGGGGCAAAAGCACAGAAGATGTACCTGTGGGCTCGTCCTCGGTTCGTCTTCGAGGAGGTCGCATGAGAGAGAACACTGAACAACTGCCCAATCGGGTGACGATGGACAGCATCTTGAAGAAGATCAAGTCCACCGAATACATCCGGCTGAAGGACGGCAAGACCACGATCTGCAACGTCACGTTGGAGAATGGATACAGCGTACGCGGCGAGAGCGCATGCGTTGACCCCGGCCAGTTCAACCTGGCGCTGGGTGAGAAGTACGCCTTCGAGCAAGCGATCGACAAGATCTGGCCGCTCGAGGGTTACCTCCTGCAAGAGCTCCGCTACAAGGCGGGCGTGTGATTACGGGGGAAAGGGAAGCGGCATGCACTGGTCAAGTGCTCGGACGGATGGTTGGCTCCTGACGTCAGTTGCAACCGGGCCGTACGACCAGGCTTCCTGAGTACCCCACCTTTTTGGATTTGAAATGAAAACGTACATCGGAACGAAACTTATCGAGGCTCGCCCCATGACTCGGGCTGAGTACAACGCGTACCGTGGCTGGACCCTGCCTGAGAACGAGGATGGTTCAGACGAAGGCTTCCTGGTCGAGTACATCGACGGCGGCAAGGCCAACGATTTTCGCCACGAGGGATACATCAGTTGGTCGCCGGCTGATGTGTTCCATCGCGCCTATCACGAGGTCACCGGCATGACCTTTGGCCACGCGCTGGAGGCCATCAAGCTGGGCTACAAGGTGCAGCGCAAGGGTTGGAATGGTAGCGGCCTGTGGCTCGAACTCGAGCAACCCACCGAGGGCAGCAAGATGACCTTGCCGTACCTCTACCTCAACTACCCCGACAGCTCACCTCATACGCCTGGCGCCAAGGTGCCGTGGCTCGCCAGCCAGACCGATCTGCTGACAGACGACTGGCGCATCATCTAAACCAACCCCATTGAAAAGATCCGTCACAGGCTGTACCTTAACGGTGCGGTCTGCGGCGGGTAGAGGAGCATGAAACATGTCTATCTACCTCCGTGGTAGTACGTACT